TAATTCCCTTTCCTGCGCTTCCAAAATAACCATTCTGTTGATTGACGGAACGATTGTTTGCATATGCACGATTGCTTAAATACGAGTAGTCATTTATATTCGCGACGGATTCTCCTTGAGCAACAGCGGGTCCAATGTTGGGAGAACCATATTCATTATTATGGGTTTGCATATATTCACCTGGAACATATTCCGCTGAATTGGTATAACCCGCACCACCTTCATATGCAGTCGATGTTTCGGGTCTTGAAACGTGTTTTTCAATTGGAAGAGGAACCAATTGTTGACCGTGAACTGTGCCTTGTGTATTAAAATATCGTTCAGGACCCATATCAAAAACTGTATCGGGACGATTTTTTTCCTGTTTACCTATAGAACCCTGTTTTGAAATAAAACTGACCGCGGGTCCCTCACGCCCCAATGAAATCAAACCACTCGCTTTTGGTTTATTGGCAACGCGCAATTCATCGACTCCACGGTCAAGCCAACTTTCTCTTGACAACATACCTGAATTATATCCACCGAGTCCCTCTGTCCCCGCACCAATTCCAATTCCAGGGGCAACTTTTTGTTCACCAAAGGGTTTAACATTGGACATTTTAGCGGAAACATTCATACGTGATTGTTCGAAATCACTATAGTTTGGCATACCATACGCCCATTGCAAATTGGTATGAGGAGCAAACATTGGGGCTTGTTCTTTTTTGTGTATTATTTGAGACCCCGTTCCATTCGCATTGTCTAAAATACTTTCATTCGAATTATTATCCACATGTCGTGTTCTTAAATTACCGCCAAAAAACGGGGTCATATTATTATGGGCAAATTCCGACGACGTTACCATTTGTCCAGTCAAAGATTTATATTTTGCTTCGGCACTCGTTCCATTAATATTTTTCACCATTTTCGGTTTGTTCGGATCATCTAAAAGACTTGACCCGCTATTGGGGTTGAAAAACTTGTCTGTATAAGCCCCACCATCATAACGATTGTCATGAGACAATTTACTTGTTTGGTCCGTTTCCACATTTCGAATAGGATATTCTGAAGGGAAATTGGAATTAGCAATGTCTGTGTTGGGGAGCCCCTTGGTCATATTTGCCAAATTCTCTTTTTTTTTCTGATTTGTTACAATATATAAAGAACCAAGTGCGATTAAAGGTATTGCTACTTCCATTTATATAATATATATATTATATAAAGGTTATTTACTAAATATAAACAAAAATTTTAAACTATTTCATTAATGACTTTTATCTATATTGTTTTCGTGAAATAATATTTTATTTCAAAATGTATTCCATTCCATTAATAGAATTAGTTTGTCCTTCATACATACCTATATTAATTAAATTCGTATATTGGGTTGTATGTCCCACTAACGAGCCTATTGCAATTGAATTTGTATTTTGTCCTGCACTCATACCAATCGATATTGAATTTATAGCCAAAACAATATCATTTAGTTCTAGGTCTGACCCAAATGATGTCGAGTTCGTTTGTTGTGACTCAACGTTAGTCATTTAATCAATATAATAATATCAAATTGTTTATTTCATAATATAATTCAAATCCTCATCAATTGTTTTATTATCGAACTATTATTTATTCGATCCAGAATCAAATTGAAGAGGTAGAACATCATTATGTGTAAATGAAACCACGGGAACCGTCGGAACATAAAAATCGCGTTCTAAAATGCGAGTGGATATATTTTCATTAAATTGTCTCTGTAGTCCAAACGACCCCTGTTGGAAAGACCCCAGTGCATTTTGGGGATTCAATTGTGGATATGACCAATTACTTTGTTCTAAATCTTTATACATCCAAGCGGGATGAGTTGCCCTCGATTCTTCCACAATGGGCTGTTTGACTGGGAAAGCAACTTTTCGAGAAGACACAGCATTATCACCATAGGAATGTGAATCTAATTGATTATGATTTGTTTTGCGAGTCAGACCCAATAAATCGCTTTCTAAATGAACAGTATTGGTCATTATATTACTGCCGAATTTCTGCAAACGATAATGGGGGTCTTCATAAAAGGGGACATAATTACCGGGTCCGGGAACGTTTAAATTATATTTTCCTGAAAAGGAGGATTCTTCGACTTGTTTTCTTATTCTGGCGGGGTCATCGTGAAATCGAGTAAATGCCATTTACATTGTATGTATAAAATAAAATTGAAATAATTTTCTTTTATTTTTATTGTTAGTTATAATGGAATTGTTGTCGTGGATTGATGAAACGAAATTGGATTGGAGTATTTTGTCCGCCAATCCAAATGCAATAGAATTATTGAGAGAAAACCCAGATAAAATAGATTGGATAAGGTTGTCAGAAAATCCAAATGCAATAGAATTATTGAGAGAAAACCCAGATAAAATTGATTGGGTTATGTTGTCAAAAAATCCAAATGCTATTGGATTGTTGAAAGAACACCTTAATAAAATTGAGTGGTATTGGATATTTATGCGTTTTTTTGTAAAAATTGATTGGTTTTATTTGTCTTTGAATCCGAATGCGATTGAGATATTAGAAAAATATCCATATAAAATCAATTGGTATTTCTTATCAAAAAATCCAAATGCGATTGAATTTTTGAGAGAAAACCCTTATAAAATTTATTGGTTTGATTTGTCTGAAAATCCAAATGCAATAGAGTTATTGAGAGAAAATCCCGATAAAATAAATTGGGAAAGGTTGTCTGTAAATCCAAATGCAATCGATTTATTGAGAGAAAACCCCGATAAAATTGATTGGCGTGAGTTATCTATAAATCCAAATGCTATTGAATTATTGAGAGAAAACCCTGATAAAATTAATTGGACAATATTGTCTAAAAATCCGAATGCCATTGAATTATTAAAAGAAAACCCTGATAAAATTGATTGGGATATGTTGTCTCTTAATCCGAATGCTATTCCTTTATTAGAACAAAACCAAGATAAAATTAATTGGTATTGGTTGTCGCGAAATCCGAATGCGATAGAATTATTAAGAGATAACCCTGATAAAATTGATTGGTATTGGTTGTCTGAAAATTCAAATGCGATTGAATTATTGAGAGAAAATCCCGATAAAATTCATTGGTATTGGTTGTCTTCAAATACAAATATATTTCAATATAAAATTATATTGAAATAAAACAAAAAAAAGAACAGTGTAATAAGTTAGATTTCTAATAAATTTATACCGTTAACATTATAATCGTCCATAAAATATCGTTTCAAATTATTTTTTCCAATTTTGTAATTTAAGTTTTCCGTAAAAGGATTGTTATCACAATTAATAGACCCAAATTTTGTGATATTATTGTAACTCCAAGGTAATTTTGTTAATAAATTATTATTACACAATAAAATATGTATACGATCAACAAGGTCTGGCAAACAAACTAATTTATTATTTGAACAATTTATTATTTTTATGTCGTATGGGTATTCAGGTATAGAATATAATTGATTATTGCTACAATTTATTATTTGGAGAGAAGAAGGAAATTCGGGTAAATAAGTCAATTGATTATTTGAACAATTCAATTCTTTGAGAGAAGAAGGAAGTTCTGGCAAATAAGTTAATTTATTATTATTACAATATAAAACGGTTAAATTTCTATAAAAATAAATATCCTCCGGTAATTTTGTTAATTTTTGATTCGATAAATCTAATTTTTCCGTAAAATAATACTCGATTTGTTTATTTATATAATTCATAATAATTTTGTTTTTTTATCTTTATGTTTTTATGTTACAAAATGAAAACAACATAATAATAATAATAATTGATTTTGGAATAAATCAAAATGCAGGAAGAAAAAAACCAATAAAAGAAACACAAAAACACTGAAAATAAAGTGGAAACAGAATAGGAGAATTCTTTCACTTGTTTTGGGGTCATCATGAAGATTTCGTAAAAAATGTTAATATTTTGTCCAAGTTTTTATTGTTATCATATACAAACCATTTCTTTACATCAGCATCCCAAACTCCTCCTAATTTTTTTATTTCATCCTTTTTTATAAAAGGAATTATTAGATATATTTTTGTTGATGTATAATAAGGGCAACTTTCTAAACCAATTGCTATATTTGCTAATTTGTCTGCGTTATAATTTCCAATAGAATGAATGTCTGTATTATATTTATGTGATTTTATATGTATAAATTGAATATTTAGTTTGTCTTTATAAATTTCAAATGCAGTTTTAACCAATTCTTTATTTGGTATATCAAGATTCCAACCTTTTTTATAGCATTTTTCACCATAAGAAGAAACACACCTTATAGCATATTCTGAATCACTTATAATTGCTACATTTTTCCCATTTAAAATATCATTTTCTATTATATAATAAGTTTCAATTATAGCAGTCAATTCAGCTGTATTATTAGTTTGTTTACCATTTAATTTTTTTGATATGTTACGATTATCATTTATACCAAAAAATATACCTATCCCCGCTAACGCATTATCTTTTCCATTATTCGAACAAGCACCATCTGTATAAACATAATATTCTGGATTGAAAGCAACATTATTATCGTTTGAATTTAATATAAATTTATCTGCTTCTTCTTTTGTATCAAATTTTTTATATAAAGCATTAGAATATCCATTTACTGAATTATTACAATCATTCCAATTTGAAAATACCCCTATAGTTCTTCCATTAGCAACAGCATAAAATGTCATTATAGTATTTATAGTAATTATTTTTTATATAGATGTTTGAAATAAGAGATTATTCTTCTTAAACCCTTTTTTTTTATTGTTGAAAACAAAACAACATAAAAATTCCCTCAATAACTATTTAATGTCCCCCAAAATATGTTTAAATATGATTGTGAAAAATGAATCAAAAATCATTACACGATTGTTGGAATCTGTTGTTTCCTTGGTTGATTCATACATTATAGTGGATACAGGTTCGACGGACAACACGGAAACCGTTATCACCGATTTTTTCACAAAAAAAGGCATTCAAGGAAAAATACTCCATGAACCCTTTCAAAATTTCGGCTATAATCGTAGTCACGCGTTGAAAGCGTGTGAAGGAGCATCAAAAGCCGATTATATTTTGCTCCTGGATGCAGATATGCAATTGCAATTTAATCCCAATTTGTCACCGCAAAAATTCAAGGAACAATTGATTGATGAGATTTATTTCGTTTTTCAGGGGAATGAATTTCTCTATTATAAAAATATTCGATTGGTAAAAAATAACCTAAAATTTTCTTACTGGGGCGTAACACATGAATATGTCGAATTACCAAAAGGTTCAAATTTTAAACAAAACCAATTCGATAAATCTATTATATTTATCAATGATGTGGGAGATGGAGGTTCAAAAACCAACAAATATGAGAGAGACATTGACCTTTTGAAAAAGGGGTTGGAAACTCTTCCAAACAATGATCGGTATCTTTTTTATCTCGCCAACAGTTATCGCGATACAGGACAATTTGAACTCGCCATTGAAACCTATAAAAAAAGAATTGCGGTGGGAGGTTGGTTCGAAGAAGTTTGGCATTCACACTATAGTATTGGTAAATGTGCTAAAATTTTAGGGAAAATAGATTTGGCAATATATCATTGGTTGGAAGGCTATAATGTTTTTCCGCAAAGGTTGGAAAATATTTATGAAATTGTGAGTTATTATAGAAATGCAATGAAAAATGATTTGGCATATCAGTTTTACACTATTGCCGATGAAGAGAGAAAACGATTCGCAGGTAATCTCGATTTTTTGTTTTTAGAAAAGGATGTCTACGATTGGAAATTGGATTACGAAATGACGGTTATCGCTTTTTATCGCAATTCTCTTCCCTATAATATTTGTCAGATATGTATGAAAGTGTTGTGTTATCCTTATTTGAATGATGGTTATGCTACCAATATTTTCAGCAATTATAAATTCTATAGTAAAAAGTTATTGCTCGATTTCGCGAGTAAAGAAGACACCCAAAAGTGGAATACGTTAAAATCGTCGACCTATTGTGGAAAGGATTTCGTATCGTCAACCCCCAGTTTTTGTATGAATGCATCGGGCGAATTGGTTTCTCTTGTTCGGTTTGTTAATTATCGCATATTAGAGGACGGAAATTATCAAAACAAGGAACATATTGAGACTAAAAATTTAATTTCTACCATAGATATTCATAAACATCCCCAAGGTAGATGGATAAAGAAAAAAGAGGTTTTGGTGAAATATGATGAGAGTCATAATAATGTCTATATTGGATTGGAAGATATGAGATTATTTTCAAGGAAAAATGGCACAATTGTTTATAATGCGAATCGTGGATTATCTGGTAATGCTATGGTCGTGGAACACGGTGAAATCAACGCATCAACTGGCAAAACGATGAATTCAGTGCTTTTACAGGGTCCAAACACCATAGAAAAAAATTGGGTTATTTTCGAAGATTCGGCAAATGTTTTAAAAATGGTATATTGTTGGAATCCTCTAACAATAGGAGTTGTATTAGAAAATCAATTTTTAAAAACGAATGTATTAGCAAGTCCGCTATTTTTTAAATTTTTGAGAGGTTCGACGAACGGTATCACTATAGGGAATGAAATATGGTTTGTTTGTCATTTGGTGAGTTATGAAAATCGTCGCTATTATTATCATTTGTTTGTCGTCTTGGATTTGGTGAGTTTGGCAGTGAAACGTTTCAGTCCTTTTTTTACGTTTGAAGGTGAAAAAGTGGAATATTGCTTGGGATTGATGTATTTTGCCGAAAAGGATGAATTGATGTTGGGTTATAGTTTGTTGGACAGAGAAACAAAATATATGGTGGTTCCGCGGGGAAGCGTGAATGATTTTATGGTTGGTAGTTAGGATGTCCACCTTTTCTTCTTTCAAACGCCGATTTTTCACAAGTCAGTGATATTTATAAAATATAGATTACCATAACGATAATTTATTATTTGTCAAAGAATCATTATTTAACTTATATTTTTTTTTATTTATTTCCGATGAATTTTCTATTCCACTATTATCTTCTGGATATACATCTATTTGTCTCACATCATCCCAATTCTCAACTTGTTCCCATGTCATAATATACGTATTATTCATATCACGAGCCAATCTAACGAACTGTTCATAATAAACATCAAATGTATAATTTTCATCTATTGGAATATCGTGTTTTTTTTTTTGTTTCTTAGACAGTTCTTTCCATATGTCATTATATTTTTGCAACAATGTAGGATACATTAAATGATCAATAGCCCATTGAATAATTTGATAATCATTATACACAAAACATTTATAAGCCAATTGTTTGTTTTGTGGATTTACACGAGTATAAAAAGTTTCTTTTCCTTTTACGTTTTTTTCCAACAGGGGATCAACATTGATTAATAATTTCAAACTTTCAATGTTAAAAATATAACACAAATACAAGGCAAACAAGAAACAATTTCCTTCAGTATTGTTTAATTGAAAATACAAATATGGGTCATGTACTATTCCGGTTTTATCTTTATATACATAATGATAATTATTATTTTGACTATAAATAACTATAGTGTTTAAATATTCTTTGTTATTATGAAAAATTTCGTACTCTTTCGAATTTTTTTTTATTTCATAAAGATTATCTGCCCCACAATTGCGTGCAAGTTCACTATAAATTTCGTCTGTTCCTGTTAACCAAGAAAATACACTATGATACGCTTCGTATTCTGATTCGCCTTCAGGAGAAGGTATAATTTTAGAAGGAATAACGTGTTGTGATTCGCTTTCAGAAGGAATAATGGAAAACGAAGACTTTTTTGTTTTTTTTGATGATTTTGGTGATTTTGGCGATTTTGGCGATAATGTTGATGAAAGTGAGTTTTTTCTCTTCAATGTTTTGTTCATATATTTATATATTTATATTTAAACAAAACAAAATCAATTTTTTTTATTATCTCCAAATTTTGATTGTTTTCATACCTCCCCTTTTTACCTTTTTGTGTGTTCTTCCTTTCCTTTTTCTTTCTTTACCGCCAAAATTATATTTTTCATTTGGGTTGTTATCATTTACATTTTTAAAAATATTTGAATTTGTGGTGTCATTTATTGACTTGGTGTCATTTATTATCTTCGCATCATCTTTTTTTTTATCTTCAGTAGAATTGTCATCACCTTCTTTTAAATCACTGAATTTAACTGATTTTTTATCACTAACATTATTATTTGTTACACTATAGTGTTTTAATTCAACATCATTTTCAAGATTTAGTTTATTAACCATATCTTTATCTAAAATATTATAAACATAAACATCAACGGTTTCACCAGTTTTTTTGGTAACTACAAAAGAATATTCATAGGACATTTATATTATACTTATAAATTTCCCTAAACAATTCACTATAGAAATATATTTGTATAAATTATACAATGGAATACAATATCACTAAAGATTTGGATGTAAATATCTATAATGAAAATATAGACTCGACTACACCTGTTCGCAAATCTTTCATTGGAGACGACATTTACTTTTATCCCGATGAAAATGGTAATTTAATTACTTTAACAAAACTATACGAATCTGTTGTCGCCGAACCACGAATGGTTTTGTCCAATAAAAAAAACGTGGATTTTATTACTCAGTTTTTCGTCGGTTCTGTTGCGGTCATTGGTTTGTTTGTTTTGTTCAAAGTAGGGGAACCAAGGTCTAAAGCGGGCTTGCTCCGCTAAGCCCTTGTGTCCCCCTACGACCCCCTCCTTTTTTTGGCAAATAATTTCTACGACCACCTTTTAAGGAGGGGGTCTAAGGTCTCCCTTCAGGGCGCGACCGACCGTCGGACGCGCCCTGAAGGGAGACCTTAGACCCTTGGTACTGCGTAGCGCCCCTACTGGTATCGTTTGTAAATTTCCAAAGCGACCAAAGCACCAAATACTTGTGATAAACAATAAAAAATAACTTCAGTAGAAGAAATAACGCCAGTGGATGCTAAAGCAATGGTAACAGCGGGATTAAGATAACCCGCCGTCATATTTTGTGTCAATAATTTAATTAGGGCAAATGTAGCACCAATTGCCAATGGATTTCCAGTGGCTAAAATAACATAGGTGAAAATCAGTGTTCCTAAAAATTCAAAAAAATAATGATGCATTATATATTGACAAGGGATATTTATCTGCTTTATTTCAAAATGGGTGAGAAGCGATTTGCACAACATTCAATATATTTTTGTATGTTGGTGTTTATATCAAAATTATATTCATTATAGAATGGATTATTATCACATTTTAATTCTTTCAATTTTATACATTGAGACAAATCCAATTCAGTAAGGCGATTATTATTACATTTTAATTCATATAATTTTTCAGGCAAATATAAAGTCATTAATTGATTATTACAACAATCAACATAAACTAATGTTTTGCAATTTGATAAATCCAGTTCTAATAGTTTATTATTATTACAACGTAAAAATTTTAGATTTTCAGGTAAATATAAGGTTGTTATTTCATTTTTATAACCGCAATCAAAAGATTTTAACAGAGGAAATTTTGATAAATTCAATGATGTGATTTGAGAATTATAAATACTTAAATCTTCCAAATATTTACATCCTTCTTCAGGAAAAATTATAGATTTAACATTAGAACACCATAAATATTTTAATTTTGGGTATTCCCGTAAATCTAATAATGATATTGTTGAAACTCCTATTAATACTTCTAAATTTGAACAAGAAGATAAATTTATTAAATTTATATTGTAGCAAACATTTAAATATAATAAATGAATAAATTGTGACAAATCAAGTGATGTAATTTGATTACAACAACAATTTAATCCATTTAAATTGGGACAAAATGATAAATCCAGTTTGGTCAATTGATTTTCACCACAAGCTAAACCATTTAAATTGGGAAAATAAGACAAATCCAAGTTTGTTAATAAATTATTCCAACATATTATATGTTGCAAATGAATACATTTTGAGATAGATTCCAATGTTGTCAATTGATTATTTGAACAATCTAATTCAATGAGAGAAGAAGGAAGATTGTCTGGTAAAGTGATTAATTGGTTATATGAACAATCTATTTTAGTCAATTGTGTATATAAGTGAATGTCTTCAGGTAATTCAGTCAATCCTTGACGCGATATATTTATTTCTGTAATTGAATAGTCCGTCATTTTACTAAAATAATACACAATAAAAAAGTCAATTTTTCGTTGCAATTATTTTAAAATATGCGTTTCATTCTCAATATCATTCGAATAAACATGAAATGTAAAAGGGGATGGATATAATTGTTTTATTTCATTTGGAACATCCGTATTGACTTCGTCTTTGGATGACCAAATAAATGAATAAATACTTTGATTGATGGGTAATTCGTATTGACAATGTGAACACTTCTTTTCATTTTTAATTGATTTACCTTTATAAATTTCGTATATTGTATAATACTTGTTACAATCAGGACAGGTGATTAAATATTCTGAATAACAGTTGCGCGTAATTCTATAGATTTGCATAATAGTTATACTGAACTTTTTTTTATGTCATTTTGTAGGGGCGCTACGCAGTACCAAGGTCTAAGGTCTCCCTGAAGGGAGACCGACGGTAGGTCTCCCTTCAGGGCGCGACCTTAGCGGGGCTTGCTCCGCTAAGCCCTTGTGTCCCCCTACGACCCCTCCTTTTTTCTAAATCAAAAAAAAGGGAAATAATTTCTATTGTGAGAGAAATAATATAAAATCTAAAGGACATATTATACAATGAAAATCGCCGTTTTATATACGGGTGAAATACGCACTATAGAAAAAACTGCACCTTTTTTCCGTAAAAACATACTCGACCCAACAAATGCCGATATTTTCGCAACATTGCAAGGTTCTCTCTCTCGTCCTTCTCTCGAAACACTTTTCACAGAACATTGGAGAGACAATTTGAAATCACTCCATTGGTTTGTTCGTGAAGAATACAATGAAATGCAAGATGGTTTGCTCTCTCGAATGGACATTGACTCACAATGGAAACACTATTTGAAAACAAGTGGCTCAATGGTTGAATATTATCAATTGCATTTGTCTTTTTTAAAAATGAAAGAATATGAAAAAGCCAACGGATTTCAATACGATTTGGTTATTAGACTGAGAACTGACGTGGCAATTTGTAGACCACTTGATTTATCGTTGTTTTATAATCCAATGGAAATATGGAATCAGGTTGGCAATTCATTGTCTCATTTTATGAGTTCTATTTTTTCTCTCAATCGTATTTCATCCAAAGACATTATAGAAATAAATACCAATGTCGCAGTGAATTCAATTTCAATGGGTATTATAGAAAAATATATGAAAGAAGGAAATTATTTAATGACAGTTCGTAAAAACGTTTTTTATGTGGGAAAAAGAAATGTTTTTGAGAAAATCGCCGAATTGGGAACGAATTACGGACAATGGAAAAATGTGGAAAAATATGAACACTGGTTTGATGCAGAATCTCAATTGGAAACTCTATGTTGTCAATCGGGAATTGATGTATTTGATTCTTTGAGTTACTTGGAAGGGGAAAGTTTGTATCGGTATAAGAGAGAAAATTACTTTGATGATGGGGGGGAACTGTTGGATAATCCGTCTGTATTTTGTTTCATTTGTAGAGTAGGGGAACCTACGGTTCCCCCTACGACCCCCTCCCTTAATTGTTGATGATGTGTGATAACTTGTGCCATAAGTTGTTTTCAATTTGAAATAATGAGAGAAAGAGGGCATCCAAGGTAAAACCTTGGACGACCTAAAAACCAAATTGTTTCCAATCTGAAACAACTTATGGCATCAATTTAAACTCACATTTCATTTTCTATCATCCTTTAGAAAAATTTATTTGAATTCCACCATAGAATATTTATAATTTTATAATGTTTGAGAGAAAAACCATAGAGAATTAAAAAAGAAAATACAGTCAAGTTTGAAAAGATTTTTCAAAACAATATAATAACCCAAAAATATCAGGTTAAATGTGCCACAATTTTTTTCTGATGTGAAACAAGTTTGGTTTTTAGGTCGTTTCTCTCAAAGAGAGAAATGCCCTCTGTCTCTCACTTTTTTCAAATTGGAAACAAATTATGGCAAAATTTACAATATATAATCCTCAAAAGGGAGGGGGTCGTAGGGGGAACCGTAGGTTCCCCTACTTTAGTGGTAAATCACAGTTTGAAAATTAGAGGCTTGTGTTTTTCTATAGCGATTGAAAAAACCGCTATCAGGCAAGGTTGGAATAAAATTATTGGCGGGTTGTTTCATACGCATTGTTGTGTATTGTCCATTTGTAGGATCACCTAAAACAACCACAGGGGCTTTATTCTGTGTTCTTACCAAGGGACCCGCTGGAAAGCCAGGAGTCATTGCCGTGCCAATATGTGCGGGTTTTGCGCGAACTTTGGGGGTTGTAACAAACCCCCCTCCACGAACACGGGCTAAAGCGTCAATCCTGACATTATGGTCATTGCCGTTTCCACTTAAACTCATTGGTTTTCCGGAGGCGTTGAGAGATCCAGTTCCAACGGACTCGTATTTTCGGCGTTCAGTAACAGCGGATGAATCACGATTTCCAAACCATTTTTTATGGATTTTTACTTCATTGGTTTGCTGAACATTAGAATGAGCGCGGACATATTGTTCTCTCGCTTGAGAAAATTGACTATCTCCTGCCGAATCAATATCGTGCATTGGAGACGCTTTAATTGCCGATAATGTTCGATTGTTTATATCTTGGTAAATAAAAGGTTGATAACTTAATGTTCCTGCCATTATAGAGTGTCAGGAGATATTATTGCTTAAAAGAGAAAAAAATTTGTATTGTATTTATAATTTTTCTTGACGTTCATCTTTTTCATCCAACAAAACTTCATCCAAAATAGTTTGACCTTTTCTCTCAAAATATTTTTCTAATATTTCTTTTTTGCGATTGATTTCAAAAATTTCTTTCACTACTTCTTCTTCATTACTATATCTTTTTGATATACGTTGTTCCAACTCAACTACATATATAAAATTACAATATATGGGAAATATTTTGTTTTTAGGTAAATGATAATCTATAAATAACGAATAAGGTTTGTCTTCTTCAAAGAAACAAAATGATCGCCTATAATAAAACATTTTATTGACTCTTGCTACATCAATTTTATCAATATCAAGATATGACCACCCTTTTACGCCTTTAAGAGTATGAAAAATTAAATTTTTCATTGTGTATCGTTTTATTGTTTGATTTTTATTTCAATTTTTTGAATAAAAAAAGGAGGGGTCTAAGGTCTCTCCCTTGTCGGTCTCATAAAAGGGATACTACTATGAATATGAATCGACATCATTGAATTCATAATCGTCGTCGTCGTCGTCTTCTGATAAATTGTCTTCGTGGTCTGTTTCGTAAACACATTCATTACAATCAAAATCTCCGCAATTATAGCAAATTTCAGCGTAAGGATTGAGAGAAACTCTTGGTCTAAAAGCACATTGACATTGTAAATGTTTGTGTTTGTTTTCCAATAAAAAGTAGTTGTTGTTGATTCCATTTTTTTGAGAACAAAACAAACTACACCGTATATAATTTCCACATTTATTACAATTGATTGCCTGAAAATGTCGATTGGGTGTATAATAATTCCAGTATAATGTTGGTTCTTCGCGACGATTTTTTTGGTATGTTATGTATTGTTGTTGTTCCATTTTTTCTATCAATAAAAAAGAAAAAGTTAATCAATTTTGTAGGGGCGCTACGCAGTACCAAGGTCTAAGGTCTCCCTGAAGGGCGCGACCTTAGACCCCCTCCTTTTAGAAAAAATCAATTTTGCAGGTGGATTGCTTCCCAACCTGCAAACTTTATTTTTCCAAATTTTATTTCAAAATCATAGGATATTGAAATATACTTGGATTATAAGACAACCACATCCAATCAATTTTATCGGTATTTTCTCTCAATAATTCAATTGCATTCGGATTTTTAGACAACATTTTCCAATTAATTTTATCAGGGTTTTCTCTCAATATTTCCACCGCATTCGGATTTTGAGACAAATTAAACCAATTAATTTTATCAGGTTTTTCTCTTAATAATTCTATTGCATTCGGATTAAAAGACAACAATTCCCAATCAATTTTATCAGGGTTTTCTCTCAATAAATCTATTGCATTTGGATTTTCAGACAACATATACCAACTAATTTTATCAGGGTTTTTTATCAATAATTCTATCGCATTCGGATTAGTACACAACCAACTCCAATCAATTTTATCGGGATTTTCTTTTAACAATTCAATCGCATTAGGATTACAAGATAAAATTGCCCAATTAATTTTATCAGGGTTTTCTCTTAATAATTCAATCGCATTTGGATTTCCAGACAACCATTCCCAATTAATTTTATCAGGATTTCTCTCAATAATTCTATCGCATTTGGATTTTGAGACACAACATTTTCCAATTTATTTTATCAAAGTTTTCCATTAATAATTCAATAGCATTCAGATTACAAGACAATATATGCCAGTCTAATTTTGTTTCATTAATCCAAGGCAATAACTCCATTTTAAAAGAAATATATAATGGAAAAAAAATCAATTTTGTAGGGGAACCAAGGTTCCCCCTACGACCCCCTCCTTTATAAAAAATAATCAATTTTCCAACAACATTATTTCAAAATTATAGAATATTGAAATATACTTGGATTTTGAGACAACCGTCTCCAATTAATTTTATCGGGATTTTCTATTAATAATTCAATTGCATTTGGATTTTTAGACAACAAAAACCAATTAATTTTATCGGGGGTTTCTCTCAATATTTCCACCGCATTCGGATTTTGAGACAAATTAAACCAATCTATTTTATCAGGTTTTTCTCTTAATAATTCAATTGCATTTGGATTTTTAGACAACCTTTCCCAATCAATTTTATCAGGTTTTTCTCTTAATAATTCTATTGCATTCGGATTATAAGACAACCATCTCCAATCAATTTTATCAGGGTTTTCTCTTAATAATTCTATCGCATTGGGATTTTCAGACAACGATGCCCAATAAATTTTATCAGGGTTTTCTCTTAATAATTCTATCGCATTGGGATTTTCAGACAACCGATTCCATTCAATTTTATCGGGGTTTTCTCTCAATAATTCAATTGCATTTTCATTTTTAGACAACCATTCCCAATCAATTTTATCAGGGTTTTCTCTTAATATTTCTATCGCATTCGGATTCTGATTTTGAGACAAACAATGCCAATAAATTTTATCGGGATTTTCTCTTAATAATTCTATCGCATTTGGATTTAATGACAACCAATACCAATCAATTTTATCAGGATTTTCTCTCAATAAATCTATCGCATTTGGATTTCGAGACAAACTTTCCCAGTTTAATTTTGTTTCATCAATCCAAGGCAATAACTCCATTTTATGAATATATAAAAAATGGAAAAAAAATCAATTTTTCCAACAACATTTATTTCAAAATTATAGAATATTGAAATATACTTGGATTAATAGACAACCACATCCAATTTATTTTATTGGGGTTTTCTCTCAATAACTCAATCGCATTCGGATTTCCAGACAACAAATACCAATAAATTTTATCAGGGTTTTTTCTTAATAATTCAATTGCATTCGGATTTTCAGACAACTTTTTCCAATTAATTTTATCGGGATTTTCTATTAATAATTCAATTGCATTCGGATTTTGAGACAACCAAACCCAATTGATTTTATCAGGATTTTCTCTCAATATTTCCATCGCATTTGGATTATAAGACAACCTATACCAATCAATTTTATCAGGATTTTCTCTTAATAATTCCATCGCATTTGGATTTTCAGACAACTTTTTCCAATTAATTTTATCAGGGTTTTCTCTTAATAATTCTATCGCATTTGAATTTTGAGACAACCACATCCAATGAATTTTATCAGGGTTTTCTCTCAATAATTCTATCGCATTAGAATTTGATGATAAATAATCCCAATCAATTTTATCGAGGTTATCTCTCAATAATTCTATCGCATTAGGATTTCGAGACAACTGTGTCCAATTAATTTTATCGGGATTTTCTCTTAATAATTCTATCGCATTGGGATTATAAGACAACGATTCCCAGTCTAATTTTGTTTCATCAATCCAATGCAATAACTCCATTTTATATGAAATATAAAATGAATAAAAAATCAATTTTGTAGGGGCGCTACGCAGTGCCAAGGTCTAAAGCGGGGCTTGCTCCGCTAAGCCCTTGTGTCCCCCTACGACCCCCTCCTTTTTTGTTAAAAATGAAGATAATTCATTCGAATTACAAGATTGTGGTGGAGAAGGTGAATTTGAAGGAATCAATGAAAAATATAATTCTATATTTGAAAAAGTAAATGAATACATCGCGGATAATATATACCCAAAAATAAAATTTTCAATCGAAAAAATTTAATATTACTCCAACTTCTAGGTTTTTTCCTTTTTTGATTTATCAAAACTCATCAGTTGAACGACGAATTGCTTGCTTTATGTGGCTTTTTTTGAAAAGTTGCCTCTTTCAATTTTCTCTCACAAAATTCGTCAGTTGAACGACGAATAATTTCACGTATTTCAGGGGATACAGGTTTGTAATTGGGTCTTAATATAGAAAACATACTATAATGTTATTAGAAAACTATTTCAATAAAAAAACGAATTTACCTTAGACCATTATTGTTATTTTTATTGGATTGATTTCCAGTTCCGGGAACATGGAAGTATGTATTGAATTCGGGTCTTGAACCAATAGGTCTGGAACTACCCCATCCTCCATCTTTCAAGTCATTATAACCCTTATTGATGGAACGTTGTCTCTTGTAAGTGGTATAATTGGAAGAATCATAGACATATTTAGGATTGCAATTACTTGCTGGAACACCACTATTATCACAATTATTAATCAAAGAACCCATTAAATGATTCCATTCTGAGTGACCCACATTTTTATTAACATGAGAACCACCACACACATAATCCACTCTTCCAAGAAAATCACCTGAATTTGTTACAGCACGAAATGGGGTGGTAATACGACCATATACCTTTCCATTATTACCCGTATATTTTCCTGTGGCATAAGGTCCATTCCATGATTTTATCAAAATATTACGAGTATTCACAATCTCTCCATCACGATAACCTGTTTGTGTCTGAACTGTTGAAAATCCATTGAAAGGTCCTTTACCTAAATTGGAACCACCAAAAGAAGGTTGATTAAAATTTGAATTCATTATATACAATAGAAAAAGAATTAAAATTAAAGTGTATTATATATAAATGGATGAATTGACTGAAGTTGAATCGACGGAAAATAATGAAATGAATCATTTGACAATGGAATTATTGGTGAATAAAAATCACTATAGTAAAATATTGCACAAAATCAATCCAACTAAATTTAAAGAACGAGAAATTTATATCGATAAAATAAAACAGCATAAATACGAAATTTTATCGATATTTGAAAATTTATTGGATAGTCCTCAAGAAACAATAACACGAGATTTGAATGATTCCTTTGATATATTTATCAAGACGTGTATTAAACATTTAGAAATAAGAGAGTTGGACGACTTCAGAAAATATGATGACGCTATGAATGATGACGAAGTATTGTTTGGTTCAGAGGAAATCAAGCAAGATTCTTCTAAATCTTTTTGGGGGCAAAAAATTGGGAAGATGCGTAAACCTTAATAAATGAAAAAAAATGTGTAAAATGAATTTTCTAAAGAATATGTATAATGAAAACAAATAAAAATAAAAAGCGGATGAGGAACAATAAGACAAAAAAAAATGTTTGTAGTCCATATTCTAAATTAAATAAAATGAATTCAGAATCGTGTATGACTCCTGACACTATAGAGAAAATAAAAAATGCCTATAATCAAGAACATCCATTATCCAAAATAAAATCAAACAATGCTCATACTGTTTTCAATACTTTAAAAAAAAAATATTCGTGTAAAAGTGACTTGCAAGACGCGTGTTGGATTTCCATCATAGGTAATAAAAATATTCAGAGAGAAATAAAAAGGAAAATATTTGTTCCTGAAAAACCCGCGGAATGGAAAAAAAACCCCAATGAGTGGTTATCAAATTTCGATATATTGAATGTTTT